CAACATTAGATGATACAAATAAAATTTCCATACAAGAAAGACAAAAGCTAGTCAAAGAATTTTTTGATGCTGATACAAATCCAAGTAATGTTGGTCTTATAGATACTCTTTCTAAAAAATCAGGTGTTTTTTACCAAAATATAACAGGTAAAACAAGCAAGGAAGATAGATTAGATGAAAAAGAAGCACTTTATATATCATATGGCTTACTTGAAGATAGATTTTTAAATGAATTTATATCTTATTGGGTAACTACTGATGATGCAGGTAGAGAGGAAGAAAAATTAAAAAGTGATGAAGCTTTTTCAAATTCATTTAGTAGTCAAAATTCTTATGTTAGGTTTGATGATGATTTATATAAATTACAAGGATTAGATTATAGAAATAGTGATGAACGAATGAGTTTTTTATATCCAGATAATTGGGATGATACCTACAATACTTTAAAACCAACTACATGGGATAGCACAAAAGATGATAGGGGGGGAAGAAAAATACCGTTACGAGATTTATTTATTGCTGTTCCAATAATATCAGAAGCATTTGCTAAATCTTCTAATGTCAATGACGCTTTAGAATTTATATTTGACCAAATATATAATGATTCCGGTACTATACTTAACATAAAAATGATACCTAACAACGATGCTCAATCATCAATTACATTTCAAGATATTAATGTAGAAGCTGATAAATTTAAAGATGGTGATGAAGAAATATTAAAATTTGATTTAACCAGTGGTAAAACTATAGTTTTAAATTCTGATTTAAAATTTGAAACTCCAAAGGCTGGTTTATCAAGTATGATAGCTATTGGAAATCAAAAAAATGTCTCTGTCTTTGATGAGTTAGAATTAATAAAATTTAATTTTTTAAATGCTATAAGTGGTGAAGACCGAAAATACAAAGTTCAACATTTACCTCTATATGGAGAAATGCCATCAACAAAAAAAGGTTTAGATTTAGATATTAAAAGTGTAATTTTTAATAAAAATGTTGATACAACATTTATAGCTGGCGTAGACATAAGAGGAAAACCCAAAAATAACCAATCAAATTCAGAATATTTAGCAGACAGATTTAAAAAATATGTTGAATCTAAACAAAAACAAATAAACGATATAGAAAATAAACCAAAAAAAGAAACTGATAAAAATTCAGAAGAAGCACCACCACCACCTACTGAAACAAGTGATGGCAAACCTATTTTTTATAGTAAAAGTGAGAGAGATACCTATTTGTTAAAGGCTAAAATAAACAATTTTGTGGAAACCAATGAAAATAGTATATCTCCAGTAATGCCTATATCATTATCTCTTAAAGTTTATGGGAACAATTTTTTGGGTATTGGTGATTTTTTTACTGTTAATTTTCTACCAAAACATTATCAAGACAGAGTTTACTTTCAAATTGTAGGAATCGACCACAGCATTGGAACTTCAATGTGGGAAACCACATACACAACTGTGATGAGATTAAAATCAACTTTAAAATACAAACAATTTGGAAATAAAAATGACTTTGAAACTCCAACTATTATCCTTGATGCTAAATTAGTAAAGAAAAAAGCACAAGAGTTAACAAAGACATCAGATGTAGAAAATATTAATTTAGGAGAAGTTGATCTTATAAACAATATAGAACCAGGAATTATGTATCTTACCGAAGATAATACCAAGACGCCTGATGGCCTTACTATTGTACAAGATATACCATTGGTTACATTACAATACGAAGTTGTTATATACAATTCTAAACTAGAAGGTAATGCTGCTAAATCTTATGGTAAAACTAAAAGAGAAATTCAAAATGGTAATATTATAGTTGGTGGGTATACGGCAACAACAGATAATATATCAAAAGAAAAAATATCTATTTCCGTACAAGAACCTAAAACCTTATCAAATGGAGAACTTTCATATTGGATAATAATGTCTAACTTAATATTAGGTGATGAGTTAATAAATTGGGAGCAAATAAAAAAGGATTATTCAAAAATTGAGAAGAGTAAGGAAGTTGGAAATGTCCCTAAATTTCAATCTGCCATACCTGGTAGGGATAATTTAACAGTTGCTAATCCTAATTTAATTAGAGTGACAACTTCTTTACCTAATGAAGAAGATAAAAATGGAGCTAGTACAGGTAATCCTACATATGCTAGTATAATGGAGTTATTTGATGAGGATTGGAGTCCAACTTTGAAAGATATGACAAAAGGACTTAGCAGTGGATTTGATGAAACTCAAAAAATAGTAAATAACTTAATTCAATCAAAAGGTAAATCACAGAAGATATCAACACATATAGATAATAGTATTTTAGAAAAAACTAAAAGAGGTGGGTTTTATTTTTTCAGAAGTATAGTATGGCCAATAATACCAGATGTGGATAATAGAATTGTTAGTTTAACAATAGAAGGACATCCAGATTTTAAAATACTTTCACAACTTAAAATACCACAAAAATACTTAAAAATGGGTGGTCAAGAATTGGTTAGAAGGATACGAAAAGATTATTCTGTAGAAAAAAATAAAAATTATGATTTGGAAGACTATTTTAATAAAAATAGAAAAGTAGATCCTGGATTTCCTTTTGTAAATCCATATTTTAACAGCACACAACCACATGGAACAAGCGCTAATTCCAAAGAAGCTAGGGAAAGATTAGGTAAAAAATTTGGTTTTAATAATTATGAAGAGTATAAAGCAGCTCGTGATGCTGAGGGGGAATCAAATACACGGAGAAAAGTAGATTGGAGAAACAGTTCTGATATTTGGTAATAAACATCTTGACTTTCTACTAAATTATCCTTAACTTACCATATGGTAAAAATGGTTACTACAAAGCCTAATTGGTCAAAATCACATCCCCTAAACAAGCTAGTTCTTATGTATGATGCTATAGAACATAAGTTAGTTTATGCTGACCATTACGAACATACAACAACAGAAATAGATTATCCAGCAGACGAAGGTATGCTGATTAATGATTGGAAGGTTGGACATGCTTATTCCTTTGCCGGTCGCCCTAAGTATTGTGCCGACATCCTAAACTATTGGATGCTAAACCAACCACTTGAACATATACAATGGGATAACTTTTACGACCAAGATGATTTTACATATTACTATCCGTTAGATAAGATGATAGAACAATTGTGTGAAAAAGTTCCAAAGTATGATAGTCTGTTTAATGAAAAAACATTTATGAAGTTTCATAGAGATTTTGTAAATGCCTTCGGTGAGTTAGAAAAAAATGGTATCGGAGTAAATACAGACTTTACAAAGATATTCGGTGAGCATATGTTAAAGTATATTCACAATAAAAAGATATATCAGAACTATAACTTTTTTACAACCACATCAAGACCATCCAACTCTATACATCATCTTAACTTTGCTGCTCTTACACCTGATATGAGGAAAGCCTTTTCACCACTTAACGATGTATTTGTTGAGTTTGACTTTGCTTCTTATCACCCAAGGTTGATTGCTAAATTGATTGACTATGACTTCGGTGACTCATCGGTTTATGGTAGGTTAGCAGATGACCTTAATGTTACAGAGTCAGAAGCAAAGACAATAACATTTCAAAATCTATATGGTGGTGTAAGAAAAGATATTGCTAAGATGAGTGAGTTTTTCAGAGGTGTGGAAAATCTAGTAACCATACTTTATGACGAATATATGACACGGAATCATATCCTATCACATATTTATAAACGACCAATGAAGAGAGCTAATTTAGGTGACCTAAATGCTCAAAAGTTATTTAACTACTACATACAATCGTATGAAACAGAACGGAATGTTACTATCTTAAACAAATTACATTTATATTTATTAGAGAAGAAGACTAACATAGTTCATTATAACTACGATAGTTTTTTATTTGATTACGCTAAAGAGGATGGAAAGGAAACAATACACGACATCCAAAACATCTTACAAGAAGATGACTTTATTATTCATAGTAAAGTTGGCAATACATATGGGACATTGAAAAATTATGAGTTTTAACCTAGATAGTCTTTTTATAGAGTGGAGAAGAATTGTACCTACGGGTGTACCTAATCCAAAGAATGCTTACCATTTAACCTTACTAAAAGAGATTTGTTTATCAAAGGGTATCAGTACTGAAATAGTAGATAGTGTGATGTTAGTTTTAGAAGCAGAAGAAAAACCTTTAGATGATAGAGAAAAAGAAAAAGCTGACAAGATGGGTTTAAAATGGAAAGGAAAGGGGTATGGAAAAGAAAGTGAAAAGGGAATATCACATAAAAATGTTGATGGTAAGTTAGTTGCAGTAGATGGTGACGAAGAAAAAGAAGAACCAAGTGGAGATAAAATAACTCCTAACGAATTTGAAAGTGATCCAGATAAAGGTGGTGGATATTTATCGAAGGATAAAAAAGACGATATTGAAAGTAAGGATGAAAAACCAAAGGGAACTT